TGAGAGATTTTAATTGTCGACTTTTCCCCATCCCTTAGGAAAACCTAACGCCATTAGTTTTTCCTCTCTGAGCGCCTGCCAGTCCTGCCCTGGGCAACCGGTCACAGGCGACCCTGTTAGGCGCTCAGCGTGGCGCCTGTGGCCGCTGGCAGGGCTTCCAGTGTTTGTCCGTCCTTGCCGGAGCGTGCACGTTTTCCTAATGGTGTTAGGAAAACCTCATGGTGTGTGGTGTGTCGATATGTCGATAGAGCGATGAGGCGACATATCGATAAAGCGATATGTTTACATGCGTGTAGTTTGCGTGTTGGTTGGGTGTGTGTCTAGACTTGGGGGTATGCCGACCAAAGGAGGTGACTAGGGTGCATTATGTTGATATGCGGTATGTTAGGGAAAATGGTTCTACGATCATGTTCCGCTGCTATGTCAAAACAGGTAATGCTACAGTCAAGGCATACGACACAGTTCATCGTGTTTCATTGACAGGAAAGGAGGCAGTACAATACGCAGCGAAATTCCTTGATAAAGATCAATGGCCCCAGTTCGCTCAATACTTGTTCGATCGTCACATGACGAATGAACTTCAAGATTCTTTCCAATTCTGACTAACTAAGGAGACCTATCATGTTCGAAGAAACGACTACGTTTGATGTTGTTCCCGCCGAAACTACTGCTAATGCTTTCGACTCGGTTAAGGTTTACTCAACCTTCGACGCCACCGATCACACGGGAAAGCTTGCTGTTTTCGCAGCAATTTCCGATACTGAGCAATTGGCCGATCACCTTGACGAAATTTTCAACCTCGAAAACTTTGTTATTCAAGAGGTGGACTATGCTGACGAAGATGGTGTTATGCAGCACGGTATGCGCGCTGTGTTGCTGGGTACGTCTGATTCTGGCGACAAGGTGGCCTATGCGGCACTGTCTGATGGTATTACGCGATCGTTGAAGAATATTATTTCTATCATCGGACATCCGTCAACGTGGCCGACGCCTGTTCCAGTCATGGCGACTGAGAAACGCTCGCGTAACGGGTTCCGGTTTATGACGCTGCGACTGGCACTATGAAGGTCTTAGTGGCCTGTGAATACAGCGGAGTTGTTCGGGACGCGATGAGAGCGAGGGGTCATGACGCCATGAGCTGTGACATCCTCCCCACAGACGCACCCGGGCCGCACTACCAAGGTGACGTTCGTGACTTAATGACAGAAGAATGGGATCTGGTGATTGCGCACCCCCCGTGCACGTATCTGGCTAACTCCGGCGTTTCGTGGTTGAAGAAAGACCCAGACCGTTGGACGAAGATGAAAGAAGGTGCCGAGTTCTTCCGGCTGATGGGTCAGTTCAACTCCCCACGGATAGCTATCGAGAACCCGATTCAACACCGATACGCGGTAGAGGAGCATGGGTTGGGTCGGCAGACGCAGGTTGTCCAACCTTGGATGTTCGGACACCCTGAGATGAAAGCGACCGGGTTGTGGTTGTACGGGCTCCCGAAGCTCGAACCGACTGACGACGTCCGGGGGCTGATGGAACTTCTCCCAAAGAACCAACAACAGCGTCTCCACTACCTCCCGCCAAGCGAGGACCGTTGGAAACTCAGGAGCACGACGTTTTCCGGACTCGCTGCCGCTATGGCGGATCAATGGGGGTCACTATGAGCGCACTACGCGCATAACTGACAAGCGGGGGATAGGGCACACTACCCTATCCCCCCCCTGCTTATTATTTTTGCTATGGATAACACTAGTCTGAACGAATTGCGCGCTTTGGCGCGTAGGCGTGAGATAGCCACTCAGAGGAAAGTTGCGCGTATCAAGCGGAATACTGGGGCGATTGTTGCGGGAACGGAGTTTGATCCGAGGCGCGCTAAGGGGTCTATTGATCGGTACAATTCGCGGCAACTTAAAGCCTATGTAGCGAAGCTTGATTCGTTCGTGTCACGAAAAACGCAGTTTGAGGGCGGCTACCGTGGCGCGCCCATTAGTCGCACACAGTGGCGTGAGTATAAACGCTATGAACGTGACTATGCCCAGCAAGTAGATAACTTCTATGCCAAGTATGCCGATAGAGTGCTACCGAACAATCAAACCGTAGCAAGCTACATGAAACAGACACATATTCCGCAAGCTATGTTTAAAACCGATCCGGCTGTTAATTCGTTGTACAAAGCGCATACGCGTGAGGCTAGCGCGATGACCGGTAATGACATGGTTGCCAAGTTTGCGCAGCAGATGAAAAAGAAAGCTCAAAGCGGAATTGAGTGTGCGCGTAAGTCTAGTAAACGCGCGGCAACAAAAATGGTGAGAGAGGTTGATAAACAGCTGTATAGCAAGATTAAGAAAATGAGTAATGAACAATTTGACCTGCTGTGGAATTATTCACCATTCGGCGCGGAACTGGCATTGAGCTATCATTCTCAGCAGAAAGATTTGGTTGACGAAGATTCTAAGCTTGGTTGGTTGGAAAGTGTGATGAGGGATACGTTAACGACTGCTAATGTGTATGCAGATTGGGCACTGAAACAATAGGACGAAATTGTTCATATGGACACACTGATAACACACTTTGTCGCTGACTTTGAAACAACCGTGAACCCTGATGATTGTCGAGTGTGGTTATGGGCGCTCACACCAATTCAACCGGGGACAACGATTTATGGTCTGACGATTGATGAGTTTGTGGGCACGATTGAGCGTATGCACAGTCATATTTATTTCCATAATCTTGCTTTCGATGGAATGTTTTTGCTTGACTACCTGCTGAGAAAAGGCTATCGGCACACGGAGGATAAAGGTGTTAGGGGCGAGTTTGAATCGCTTATCAGTAAGCAAGGAAAGTTTTACTCAATCAAGGTTTATTGGCGCAAGGGTGGAACAACGGAGTTTCGAGATTCTTACAAGAAAATTCCGCTATCTGTCGGGACAATGGCCAAGGCGTTCAACCTTGAATTGTCTAAGGGTACAATTGATTATGAAGCGGATAGGCCAATAGGGTATGAGCCGACGCCACATGAGATTGAGTATGTGTGTCATGATGTGGAAATTGTGGCGCAAGCTATGGCCGAAGTGTTGAATGCGGGGGCAACAAAATTAACGGTAGGCGCTGACTCTTTAGCAGAGTATCGAAGAATCATGACGTCTAAACGCTTCAAACGACTTTTTCCTGTGCTACCCGATGATGTGGATAAAGGCGTGAGAACTGCCTACCGTGGCGGCTTCACTTATGTTAATCCCAAGTTTCAGGGTAAGGAATTGGGTGGGGGGATTGTGTTTGACGTCAATTCTTTGTATCCCTCGGTTATGTACAACACGCTATTACCCTATGGCACGCCACAATGGTGCGACGGTTTGCCAGAATTGTGTGATGGTTATTCTTTGTTCATTGCGTCCATTACATTCACTGCTAAACTCAAACCGGGGCATATTCCTTGTATTCAGATCAAGGGTTCACGATTTTTCATGGCTACCGAGTATCTGACAGAGATTAGTGAGCCCGTTACTCTGTCTTGCACGAATGTTGATTTGGCATTGTGGAATGAACACTACGATTTGGTGATTTACGCATACAATGGCGGCTATAGGTTTCATGGTGCTTACGGTATGTTTACGCAATACATTGACAAATGGTCTGAGATTAAGGAAACTTCTACCGGGGGTAAGCGAGTCATAGCGAAACTACATCTCAATAGTTTGTATGGGAAATTTGCCACTAATCCTGACGTGACTGGAAAAATTCCCGTCCTAGAAGATAATCGCGTGAAATTGATTCTTGGTGATCTGCAAACGAGGGAACCCGTTTACACTGCTGTAGGTGTATTCATTACGTCCTATGCACGCAACATTACGGTACGCGCTGCGCAACAGAACTTTGATCGTTTCATCTATGCCGACACAGATTCACTACATCTGCTAGGCACTGAACTGCCCGACATTGATATTCACCCAACAAGAATGGGCGCATGGAAACAAGAAAGCGTGTTCACTCGCGCAGTTTTTGTTCGTTCTAAATGCTATGGTGAAACGATCAATGGTACCGACATTGTTCATATTGCGGGTTTGCCCGCTCATGTTGCCAAATCAGCTACCCTGTCTGACATGATGACTGGGGCAACCTACAAGGGCAAACTAGTGCCTAAACGTGTACCAGGTGGCGTTGTTCTCACTGATGTCGGTTTCCGGTTGACACCTGCGACAGTTGTTGTGTAGTCTGGTTTCCAGTGGACAACACAGTCCATCGGCTAACTAAGGAGATATCATGGCTCGCCCCAAGAACGTTGTTGCTACCAAGTCCATCAATCTGACCATTCCTGCTGATCTGTATGAAGCACTTGACGAGTACCGTTGGAGCGTCCGTAAGGAATTCCGCGACATTGTGCGCGATGCGCTGACTGAGTACGCGGCAAAGCATGGCGCTGAAGTCAAGGCCACCGCGCCGACCAAGTAAACAACCGCACAACGGCCCACACAGTATTTGTGTGGGCCGTTTTGTGGTCTATACTAGCGGTGATGAGAGTCCCTGTCGAGTGCTAGGCGCGGCTCAGAGTACCCTGATAGGGTTGGCATAGGATGAGACCTACTGAGACTAGCTACACCCTGCCACGGTGGCCTGGCGTGTTGATATGGCCGGCTCTCATCGTTTTGGGAATGCCCGACTGGCGTATGGCGCTTTGTCGGGCATTCCGCTTATACTGTGGACAAGGCCCATTCACTAGTGAAAGAAGGTTTATCCGTGGAAGAATTGTTGGCACAATTGCGTGCCATGTTTGGGGAAGATTCGGACATGACGCCATACGATAATTTGGTTACTGCTATCGAGTCTCAGAGTGTAGGGTTTGAGTCGGAACTCGAATCTAGGAATAACACTATTCAGGCACTGACTGACGAGGTGACCAAGTTAAAGATCATGAACTATGATTTGCTGACTTCAGTTCCTAAGGAGGAAACTGGGGAAAGTGAGTCCGAGGAAATCGCTACTGACGACAACGAAGAAATTAGTTTTGATGACTTGTTTGATAAGGAGAGTAACTAATGCCCACTATGGCAATTGAACCGCTTAAGAATCTTCCTAATGAGGCAATTCTTAACGCTATTCGCAATGACGCAACAAGCGAATACCGTAACCGTATTCCTAAGGCCACGCAAGCAAATTTGCGCGACACCCTAAATTCACTCACACAGTACCGCCCTATGTGGAATCAATTTGTTGATGCGCTCGTTAACCGTATTGGCTCGGTTGTTGCACGCAATATTTCATGGACTAACCCACTTCAAGAATTCAAGCGAGGAATGCTGAATTACGGCGATACTATCGAGGAAATTCAGGTCGGACTCCTTAAGGCACACATCTATGACCCCGACCGCGATTACATGGAAAAAGCTATTTTCGGGACCGAAGCACCCGAAGTGCAAGCGAATTTCCACCGCGTTAATCGTGAGAATTTCTACAAGATTACGATTAATGAACCGCAATTGCAGCGAGCTTTCCTCGAAAATGGGGGACTTTCTTCGTTCGTCTCTCAGTTGATGGCCGCACCTTCAACGTCAGATCAGTGGGACGAATTCCTCATGACTTGCAAGCTGTTTAGTGAGTATGAATCTAATGGTGGTTTTTATCGCGTCCAAATTCCCGATATCGCGTCCATTGAATCATCGCCCGATGATGCCCGCAAGGCTTTGCGCAGTATTCTTGCTGTGAATGGGAATATGCGCTATGTGTCGCGTCAGTACAATGCCGCGCGTATGCCGACTTTCGCTAATGCTGATGAAATGGTGTTGTTTACTACGCCAGAGTTTCAGGCTGCTATTAATGTTGAAGCGCTGGCAGCTGCGTTCAATATTGAGAAAGCTGATATTCCTAACCGAGTGATTACTATTCCTAAGGCGATGTTTGAGATTAATGGTTGCGAGGCAATTCTCACAACTAAGGATTTTTTCGTACTCGCTGATACTCGACTTGAGAATGCGAGTCAGTATAACCCGGTGAGTTTGGGAATGAACTACTTCCTTCACCACTGGGGAATTATTTCCGCATCCCGCTTTGCGCCAGCTGTTATGTTCTCAACTTTGCACAGGGATGAGATTGTGATTAAGAATGAGCCGATCACCGGAATTACTGACATCAGTTTTGAGGGCGATGCTACGAACGTCATGCGCGGCGGACTTGTCGCATTCACTGCGTCCGGTAAGACTGCCAAGTCTGATAACCCGCCGAATGGTGCTGTGATTTGGTCCGTGTCCGGGGGCACGTCTAACCGCACATACATTACTTCTACAGGTGTTTTGCACTGTGGTTATGATGAGACTGCCACTACTCTAACTGTTAAGGCTCAGACCGCATATATTCCTGATGATAACCCGCGTGATGACGGTTTCAGCACGACGAAGCCTGTCCCGGTTGTTGGCGACAAGCTTGGTAACTGGCCTGTACAGGGTAGTAAGGACATTGCGATTACTGTAAAGGGCATTAGCGTACCGGTTGTGTCTGGTACCTATACCTATACGCTGGCAGGCGTCGGCACGGCCACCGCTGCTGATGTGGAAGTGTCCACTGCGCCGGGCACTACTGTGGCGGGCGTCAAGGCGTCGAATGGGGGTAAGACAATCACGGTCAAGATTGACCCCGGTACTGGGGCACCTGTAGATTATGTGGTGACCCTGAGTTAGTCGGAGGTCGCCGGCGTATCCCTCACGCTGGCAGCACAGTGGCCTAGGGTATCGTGTCCTATACCCTAGGCCACTGTGCATATCCGCTTAAAGGAGAATTGTTTTAATGGACGCTAATCACGAATTTTCTTTCGATATGTGGACACCGGGGACTACGGTTAGTTTACATAGAGTTGCATGGAATGCTGACTATCGGGACATTGTGAAGTTCAAAGATCACAAGGAACTAGATAAATATCTGTTTAGGGAAAGTGAAGCCACTCAAACAATCGTGTTTGATCGTATGTCCTATGCGCGCGTAGGCGAGCCTATCCGTATCCCGCTGCCATTCAACAACGCCTATACGTACAATTACATTAGGGTTCACAATGCTGTGCAACCTATTGGCGAGCGTCCGGGGTATGGTGATGGTAATGGTCGCACTTTCTACTATTTCATTCAGGATATGCGGCGCGCGGCACCGAATACAACAGAAATTTTTGTGCAACTTGATGTGTGGCAATCATTCTTCCCCTATGTAACGTTTAATTCGGCGTACATTGAACGTGGACATGTGGGAATTGCCGACGAATCGTCGCACAGCAAGGCCGCTATTAACCAACTGTGCGAACCGGAAGGTTTGGACTTGGGAAACGATTACACTGTGTCAGGGGTATGGTCGAAGCACATAGCGAATCTAAAGAGTCAACCGGGCGACAATTACTATGATTCATATGGTGTTATTGTGTATAGCACGGTCAAGTTGGAGGAAGATTGGGGAACACTCGACAACCCCAAACTCAAGTCCGCTACAGGCAACACAATGGAAGGTCTGCCTAATGGCATGGCCGCATACTACTTCGACTCGGTAAGTAGTTACATCACGTTTACTCAGAAATTGCAAGACTTTCCTTGGATTAGTCAGGGTATTTCTGCTGTGTACATGGTCCCCTCGGAGCTTGTCAAAACTGAAAATTGTGCCACGGTAGATAAGTTCGATGGTTGCTACATTCCGTCGCAAACGGCTATTGAGAAGTTTGTCACCTTTACGCTTGTTGACAATGTGTTAGACGGTATGCCGCAGTCGTTTCAAAATGGCTGTTTCCGCTATCTGACAAAGTTTCTCACGTATCCCTATACGTATATTGAGGTGACAACAAATACCGGTACGCCGATTGTGCTCAAACCGGAGAGAATGAATGAGCTATCAACATTCAATGTCAACAGAACACTTCCGGTTAAAATGACAATGGCGTGCCATGTAGCGCAACCATCGCCGCGCATTGTCTTTCACCCTACAGACTATAACGTCAACACCTACATAAAGCACAATTATCACGACTCTGGTGAGGCATTGGCAATGACGACTGGCGTCAACAATCTGCCCATGTTCTCAGTAACAAATAACTCTTATCTGGCGTTCATGGCGTCTAATGCACACTCAATTGCCTATCAACATGACTCGGCAAACTGGTCACAACAAAAAGCACTCACCGCCAATCAACTCGGCTACGATCAATCATCGGCGGGACTCGACCTACAACAATCGCTGACGAATATGGCGGTCGCCAGCTCACAAGCGCAGCTAGGCGTCAGGTCGCAGGCGGCGTATCAGGGTATGGGCGTCGGCATGATTGGCGATCTGGCGTCGGCAGTGGGAACCAACCGTGGGGCCGGTATCGGTAGCGCTCTGACGCGTGGCGTCAGTACCGGTATCAGTGTGAATGCGGATACGCAGTCCACGGCGATAGCCAACGATTTGGCACAATCACAGACAAGCGCTCGCGTGAGTACCGGGCAGTATATGCGCGACTCAAACAAAACATACGCCGATTATGCTGCTAAGGGTGACTATGCCAACACAATCGGCGCGATTAATGCTCGAGTTCAAGATTCTAAACTCACGCAACCAACTGTGAGCGGGCAAGTAGGTGGCGAGGCGTTTTTGCTGGCGACTACCGGAATGCATATTCAGGCAAGACTGAAAACACTTTCCCCCGGTACAATGGCGATGATTGGAGGTTATTGGTTGCGCTATGGGTATGCCGTCAACCGGTACACTAATCAGCTGCCGCGTGATTTGCAATGTATGTCCACCTTTACGTATTGGAAGTTGCGTGAGCTCTATCTGTCGGCCTCATGGTGTCCAGAGAACTACAAGCAAACAATTCGGGGCATTTTTGAAAAAGGTGTGACTGTGTGGCATGATCCTAGCGCCATCGGAATTACTATATTGGAAAACAATGAACCTATTTATGGTTACTATCTTTCTCAGCGGGGGTACTAATGGCTAAGCGACGAAATAGGCCGGACTATGTTCATGACGACATTTACTCAAGGTTCATGGCGTCGCCCGACAGGTCGCGGAAAACGATCATGTCGCGTATGTATGTGCGCGTACTCACAGAACTGTCGTGTAATCGGTTTAAGTGGGATAACCTGCCAACAGAAATTGATGCACGATTCTTGGAATTGACATTGTTCAGACAGGCGCTTGTCGTATTTTTCCGTGATGAGAATTTGGGTCGCTTCTTTGCTTTGCGCGGCGCTGGCGCTGGGGAAGTCAATTTCTACGACAACCCGACACGATTCATGGTTACCGGAGGGCCAACCTATCTCAACCGTACGATGAGCGCTCGCCATTGTGTGCCCATCTGGGCAAACTATTTACGCACGCCAGACACCGATATCGTGATGATTTACGCCACGAAACTAGCTGAGATTGACCGCACAATCGAGTTGACAACAATGCAACAACGTCACCCCTACATTGTCATTGCGAGTGAAGCGCAGCGCCTATCGTTGCTTAACGCGATGAAAAACATTAACGACGGGGAGTTTATCATCTGGGGTACTGATACTTTCGACATTGATAACATCAAGTCGCTTGATACCGGGATTGATAAAGACGCGGTATTACGCCTACTTGAAGCAAAACAGAAAATTTGGCTTGAATGCATGACATTGCTCGGTATCAACAACTCAAATCAGGACAAGAAAGAAAGATTAGTGGCCGCCGAAGTCGGCTCGAATGACTCACAAATTCTGTCAGTCCGCAATGCCGCGTTGAAATGTCGTTTAGATGCGGCAGATCGAATCAATGAAAAATACGGTTTGCATGTCAAAGTTTCGTGGGACTTGGGCGATGATGAATCGGTTATGGACTTGTCTTTCAATTCTGATCTAAAGGAGGATAGCGGCAGTGGCAACCTTTACGATTGAGTTGGGCGCGCTCATTGATGTTATGGGCGTTGATATCGGACTCAAAGAATACCCTATCTTTGATGAGTCCTATCGTCTCCCACTGAATAAGAAAATTCTTGACCATTACACTCATCGTGAGATTGGGTACGAAACTGGCGATATGTTCGTCTTTGCGTTGAATAGGCGCATGAGTGAAATTATGCCCTATTACAACGAGTTGTATCGGTCGGAAAGACTGAAATTCGATCCGTTGTCCACGGTTGACCTGTCCACGCTCGGCACCTCAGCACAACGTGCCGATACAACGCAGCGCCAGACTGGCAGCACCGATAACGCCACCGAGACACACTCACGCGCCATCGCTTCGACAACGCCTCAGACGGCTCTCAAACCGGGTGAGGATTACGCGGACTCTGGTAGCGTCTCAGAGTCGCGCACCGAGGCTCAGGCACACTCTGACGACTCAACGTCGGGCAGTCAGGATATGGCAGGCTCTCAGTCGTCTCACGTGACGGGCAGGCAGGCCACTGGCGCTAGCCTCATCGCTGAGTGGCGGTCTATCCTTGTCAATGTGGACATGATGGTTATTGCAGAATTGCAAGACTTGTTTATGTCTTTGTGGAACAATGGCGACATTCTTCCAGACTTTCAAGGCGACGATTACACTCAGTATCTTTCAGGTTATCGGTACTTTTTCTAAGGAGAAAACTTTATGTCCAACAATTCGCCATTTCCGCTGTTTGTCCCTATCCCGAGTTATCCTGTCGGTAGTGTCGCACCATACACATATCGAGAGGGAATGACACTACTTGAAAAATTGCAGGCATTGAATGGTGCGGTCGCGTCAATTTCTAATCTCTATACAGACCTAACCGGTAATATGGGAACACTCATCACCGACACTAACCAGGCAATTGAGACTGCGCTACAGTCAATGTCTACGCTGAAAAACAGTTATGATACTACCCTTGCCGACATGCAAGCAAAACTCGACAAACAACTATCCGATGTTGGTACGAAAGTCGCCCAACTCAACGAAGCAATTCAGCAGGCGAATTCTGCCAACACCGAGGCTAAGGGAATTGTTGCCGAGTTTGCCCAGTTGGCGAATTCGTACACTACCATATTGGCCGAGTATGAAAATAGGATGACAACGGAACTAGCATCAGTCCGTAGTGAAATGAATTCCAAGGTTTCCAAGAATGCGCTCACATTCAATGTGCGCGACTTTGGCGCTAAAGGTGACGGAACTAATGATGATACAAGCGCGTTCAAAGCGGCAATTAGCGCGGCAGGCGAATCGGGCGACGTGTTCATTCCGCAAGGAAAATATGTTATTACGCAAACTCTCACAGTTCCTCGGTACACTCGCCTACGCGGGACTAGTTTCAGTGATGGTGATGACAACGAATTTTCCGGCATTCTGGCGCGCGTCACAAGTGGTCCCGCCATCGAACTGAAATACAATGCGGGAATTCAAGACTTGGCTATCCGGGGAAACAATGCTGGGGTAGGCGTAACGTGCGTTGGTGGCGTCCGCATTGTCAACGTCAATGTACAGCGGTTTGATACTGCGGTTTACTGTAACGAAGTCTGGTATGGAGACATTACTCGACTGCGAACCTACAGGAACAAAATTTCGTTGGACGTGAACTACTGTTATAACCTAACCGTGACAACGCCGCAATTCCATTGCCACGATTACAACGGCAACCCTGGAATTGGTATCAGGGAAACTAATCAATGTGACGTGAAAGTGATCGGCGGCGCCATTGAAGCATACGATACTGGACTACAAGCGGCCAACAACACATCAACAGTGTTTTTCGGCGTTTACTTTGAAACACCTATGCCGACAGGAAAAACATATGAACAATGGCCGGGAGGAACTGTTGCTAAAGTTGGTATGCTGAAAAACTTTAGTGTCGGTTTCTATGGGTGTTTTGTGTACATGAACCACACAATTCATTTCGTGAACGCTAATGGTGACGCCACCGAAGGAAGAATTACATCAATCGGAAACACGTTTAAAGGTGGCAACCCTGCCGGTAATGGTGCGCCAAGAAACATCGGTTTTTCATGGTCTCAGGGCGGCGTGACTAAGGCACGTTTTACACTCCTCAACGATCTATGGTATGTGCAATACTGGGACAACGCAGACTACATGCCCTATACGCACTACCCGCAGGGCAACAGTTTTGTGATGGTCCCCGACAATGGCACAACCGGACTCAGTAAAGACATGATTTTTACCGGCGGCAATCTTGTGTCTACAGGAACGTTTATGCGTATCCCGCAAGGCGGTAGTCACCCTGCCATGACAGGCACTGACATGCCGCGCCTACAAGGCGCAACCTACTACAACGGGGTAAAAAAGAAGCCTTATTGGTGGAATGGCACGAAGTGGTGCGACGTCAACGGTAACCCCGAATAGAAAGAGAACGATCATGGCGGGCGATATTGTCAACATTCAAATGTTGGGCGACCAAACTTTGGTATGTCGGATGAACAATGGCACAACCGAGACACTATATCGCGCGCCTAACGGTTGGTGGTTGTCCGGTACTGTAGGCGTGGGCTACGAAGCGCCTACAGTACCGGGTGACGGCGAATATTCCGGCGTGACAATCACTGCCGAAATGATTCGAGTTGGTAACCGCGCCTATGGTGCGATTGAGTCGCAGATGTTGCAGACCCCCGAGCAAGTGGCGAAGGGCTTTAATGATGCTATCGCGGCCACGTATCCGGGCATTCTTTCCAACAAAAAACGAGCCGCGTGCTTTGTTGGTGAATGTTTACAGGAAACCGGGGGCTTTAGATTGGTGAAAGAGCAGGGCGCGGACAATGCCAGGTACGCGCCTTACGTTGGACGAGGTTGGATTCAGCTCACATGGAAAGAGGCCTATCTACGGTTCGGTAAATGGATGAAATCTTTCGGTCTGATTAGCGATGAAAACATGTTCGTCAATACCCCGACCGAGCTCGAAAACTTGAAGTGGGCCCCCTACACTGCGATTTGGGAATTCCATCAGCAAGGCCCATGGTCGGGAAAAAACTTGTTTGAGTGGTGCGACACGGCCAGTTCCCCTTGGTCAACAATTAGCAGGGCAATTAACCGTGGGCACCCTACCGCGTCCAAACCGGCTCACGCCGAAGATTTACGAGCCAAGGTCATTGATGCTGTGTTGCTTGTCACCCCCGAGCCGGTCACCGCCACTCCAGACAGTTTCAATGACCGGGCAGGACCCATTACTGTGACACTCGGCAATGCCACGTTTAAGACATGCGGTTGTGCTGGTCAGTGGATTACTGAAGTGAGCGCGGCAGCAGTCAAGAAAGGGCTTATTTCCAGTAGCATTCATGTCACTAAAGGAGGATATTTGCCGTATGACAACAACTCGAAAGACACTCACACTAAAGGCGGAACGCTCGATTTGCGTATGCGGTCGTACAATCAAGCGCTAGACTTGTTTATGCGCGAAGCGGGTTGTGCGGGTTGGTATCGTGACCAAACAGACAGTTCGAAATTCTCACCACACTATCATCTCGGTTTGATCGGTTGCAGTCACCGGCCTCAGAGTATGATTCGACAGGAAAAAGCGTACCGGGCAGGCCTGTCAGGTCTGGCGTCCGGTACGGTTGACCGTGGGCCGAGACCATCGGCTATCCGTGACTGGAAAGCTGGGCTAGTATGGGTACGTCGCCAAGTCGCCTAGGGGGAAGCATGTACTACTCATTGACACCTATTCTGTCGCGTAATGCCGTCTACAACTTTGTTGTAGGCGGACGTGGCATCGGCAAAACTTATGGCGCTAAAGTGTGGGCAATCAGGGACTACCTGAAAAACGGCAAAGAATTTATCTATCTTCGACGGTTTGCCACTGAACTCACCACTAAACAAACTTTCTTCGATGACTGCGCTCATGAATTTCCTGACTACGGGTTTAGGGTGTTGGGCGACTTGGCACAACTCACGCGTAACCCTGATGTCACTAAACCGAAGTGGGAGACATTCGGATACTTTGCTGCATTGTCGCAAGCTCAATCGAAAAAGTCTGTTGCCTATCCGCGCGTAACAAAGATCATTTTCGATGAGTTTATCATCGAAAAAGGATTCACTCAGTACCTGCCCGCCGAACACAAGCGGCTCAATGACTTCTACAACACAGTTGACCGGTCGAAAGACAAAACACGTGTAATCTTTCTCGCTAACAGTGTGTCCATCATGAACCCGTATTTTTCTGAGTACGACATTAAACCGCCTGCTAAAGGTGAGTTCGTGACTCGAAAGAACGGGTTCATCGTTGCGCAATTCCCTAAATCGGCAGAGTTCATGGAATACGTCAAACAAACCAGATTCGGACAATTCATCTCCGGTACCGAATACGAGTCATATTCGGTCGGCAATACGTTTGCTGACAATCATGATGGACTTATTGCCACTAAACCGAGCGAAGCCACGTATCTAGCGACAATGGAACTTAGCGGGGGTAGTTTCTCGATTTGGACACATACAGCGTCCGCATACTATGTCCAAGAAAAACGACCAAAGAACGAAAGGATATTCGTGCTTAACCCTGTGAGAATGAACAGGGGAAAAACTCTCATGGTCTATAGCGATGGTTTAGCGCAAATTCTGCGCACTGCCTATCGTCATGGGAGAATGTACTTCGACTGTCCGCGCACGCGTAACGCGTTCACGGAAATTTTCAAGCGATGATTGACGTTTACTATGCGCTTGTCGGCGCAGGTGCCGTGATGGTGCCGTTTGCTACAATCATTGTTGCTATTATTAACAACATGAGAGTTAAGTATGAATATCAGATGGTCAAGTTGTCTGACATTGTGCTACAAAACAGAGAACTTAAAGACCAGATAGATTCAATGAGAAACACATTCAACGAGAATTTTCGTGACGTTAAACGAGAATTGAACAGTGAGAAAATAGAGAGAATTACTGCCAGTCAGTCCATTGCTTCCGCATGGTCTAAACTACGTGAACTCGAAAGGCGCGTTAATGAAGAATAAGGTTTTTGAGCCGACTACAAGACAGTGGGTGTATGGTATTGCTGTATCTGTGTTCGGCCTGCTTTCGGTGTACGGATTCATTGAGGCCAACCAATTGGCCGCATGGCTAGCGCTCGCCAGCGCAGTATGCGGACTCGCTTTCCTCAATACGCCTAGCAAGCTGGAAAAAGAATTGTCGGAAACAACGGACGCCAGACGTGCAAAGGATGGGGAAGAATGAGCACGACTAATGTTTACGGTAGTGTACGCGCTTGGCCTAGTGACGAATATTGGAATTTCGGCGGCTATGTGCAATTCACTAATTCGCGCGGCATTAGCCTCAAGGTTCCTGTCAACCGTGACTATGATTTGCTCCCCACTGTGATCGAATCGGGGGTTTATGAGCTCACTATCGCACTCGGTAGGGAAACACCAGCATTCATTGTCACAATCACAGGGAAAGACTGGGACATCGCCAACCATCTGCCGCCCATTGTCACCCCCACCAATATCGTCGCCCAGGGCGACAAGGGCGACAAGGGCGACAGGGGCGACCCCGGCCCTAAAGGCGACAAGGGCGACCCCGGCCCTAAAGGTGACCCTGGTAAGCCCGGTGAGCGCGGCGTGCCCGGTAGGCCGGGCATCAAGGGCGACAGGGGCGACCCCGGCCCTAAGGGCGACCGAGGTGACCCCGGAATGCCCGGTGAGAAGGGCATCAAGGGCGACAAGGGCGACCCCGGCCCTAAAGGCGACCGAGGTGACACCGGTACCCCCGGCCCATTGTCGCCCGCAACAGAAATAACCGTGGAACTGTTGAACGGATTCGAAAACGTTGGTAGTTATGTTTTGAAGTATGCAGAGATTGCTACGAATGCGTACATGATTAGTGGATTGATTAAAGGTGACATTACAAAGCAGGCGGCACGACTGCCATTCACACTGAGTAAACCTTGTTTCCTGTCCGCATTCACGTACAACGGAATTACGATCACCCCCGCTATTGGGGGTAATGGTGTGATTGATTTTCCCGCTAGCTACCGTGAGCCTGTCAACGCTACAGGCGTGACCTATGTCGGAATTAACGGAGTTTTCCACAAATAAAGGAGATTGATTATCATGGCAGTTGATCCATTCAGGTACCTAGGCGCAGTCAACCCGCCCATTCGAGACATTACAATACGACTCTATGACATGACACAACGCAGCACAATTATGCGTTGTATGTGGGTTGGCAGTGGATTTAGACTCAACTCAAAGGAGCACAGAACAAGGCGAGCCGTTGACTTTATGTTTTCCAGTAAAGTCAATGCGTGGCCTACCGTAGAACAAGCTCGCGCTGGGGATGCTTTCTGCGATTATCTCATCGCCAATGTCGACAAACTGAAATTCGTATGGATTATTTGGAAAAACCGGTCATGGTCGCGTGAACGCCGGACATGGAAGAATCTCAACAAAACAGGCGACATCTCAACGCGCCACTACGATCATGTTCACGTACTGTTTTCCACCGAGTCACGCTGGCCGACCAACATCGTTGATACTGCAAGCGTCAGCGTCGAAAATTTGCGCAGCGCGCGATACAGTGATCCGTCCAAGACGGGCAGGCCGGTTGGTCCCTACGGCCAACAGGTGTTGACGTTGGAACGCGCACTGGGCAAACTCGGCTATCTCGATTCGCGTTACATAGACGGCCACTACGGTAGTCAGACAGTCGGTAACGGTGTCAGGGGCACGACAGGTTTCCAGCGCCGATACAGTGGTGCCAGCAAACCTGATGGCTGGTTGGGCCCCAGGGAGCTGGCCAGACTGTTTGAGCTTGCCGGCATGAGTGTCACAGTCAGACCGTAAAACTCATCCATAGTTTTCGCCCGATACGTGTTGTGTCGGGCGAAAACTATGCTACGATGAGTGTAGGCCACCTGAAAGGACACACGCCATGACCCCTAACATCAACACGACTCGAATCGCCGTTGACCTCATTGTCGCAGTCAACTACACCTCCCATGACTTTCAGCAGTACCGAGTTGTTCGCTCAATTTTATGCCAGTCAACCAACGAAATTGTGTTCCTGATATACGCGTATGGTGGCACAATCTCAGGGTATCTCTGTCAGTCATACAGCACAGTAACTGGGAACATTACACTAATCGCCTATACACCGGACAAGTCCGAAGCGCTGCTAGCCTACACAGACTATATCCTCGAAAATATTCGCCAACACTCTAATTAAGGGCGTTTTCTCGATTCCCCCTTGCATACCGGTACCCACATGTGTATACTGGGATACATCAGATAGGGAAAGGAACCCACGATGAACGCCACGATCACCTACCGCACCGGCAGCTACTACAGCGAGACCGACACAGCCAACCACATCTGGGAGATCTCCGACGAGCAGGGCATCGCTTCCGAGCTGTACGTCAGCATCAGCGACGCCGAGGTCATGCAGATCGAGACCCGCGAGGATCGCCGCGGCGAGGGACTCGCCCGCCAGCTCTGGGATGCCGCCAATGCGCAACTCGGCATCGTCTACCACAGTCTCCCCGCGCACCGTACCCCCGAGGGCGAGGCTTTCGCCAGCGCGGTCGGCGGCGAGTCCGTCACAGAGTGCCACATCGATAGCTGCGACTGCACGGACATCATCGACGACGACCCCTACGGCTACTGAGCCACCTGCGAGCAGGTGGCGCAGCTCGCTCTATCGACATATCGACACACCACACACCGTGAGGTTTTCCTAACACCATTAGGAAAACCTCACGGTGTGTCGATATGTCGCCTCATCGCTCTATCGACATATCGACACACCACACACCAT